ATAATTCCTGATTTCCTCGTACACCCGTCGATATTCGTCGTACCTCTTGGTATCCACTTTTGGCGCTGGATGTTCTTTGTTCCAATCGTCTCTCGCCTTTTGCACGGCCTCGGCCGGGACCATCGTTTTCGAATATTGCTGGGCCTTTCTCTTCACGAAATCGAATTCTTTCCGCTGCTCGGGGCCCAGGTGCTCCCGCACCTTGGCTTCGTTCGGCCCCCCGGTGGTCGGGTCCTGCGTGTTGAGAGATTCCACCATCTGCCGCATTTTCTCGGATCCCGGAGGCGCGTTCTTGGCGATTTCATCCCTGGCGGTCGTGAGGTATTGAGATACGAGCTCCTTGTTGATGAGCGCGATCGCCGCGGTCTTGCCCGGGCCGTCCTCGCCGGCGGATCCCGGGCTCCGATGCCAGTCCTCGAGATCCTTTTTCGTTGGGCCCTTCTCTCCAAAAGTCTCGTACCATTTCGTGAAGGCGTCCGGCTTGACCGGCTTCTCCGGGGTGTTCTCCTGTTTCTGCAACCCTGTCAAGTCCTTCACCTTCCACATCGGCATGCTCGGGTCGAGGCCGTACGAGTTTTCCCCGATGGCCTCCGTCTCCCGCTTGTTCTTCAAGAGCGTGTCTGCCGCGATCGCGTCCCTCGATCGTTGCGCCGCCCGCCGTTCCTCGAGGGACCCCATGTAATACTCGTTCCGCTGTTCCGCAGCGGTTCGACGATCCTCCCTGGCGAGGGCGTGTTCTTCCGACGTCTGCGCCATCAGGTCGGCCTTCCGCTTGTCGTCCACCGCTTGCTGGAAGAATTTCAAGCCATGAAGTCCGGCGTTCCCGACGATCTCCCCCGCACTGTACGGCACATTTCGCGGGGGAGTCGCCATCATGGACAGGCCCGCACCAAGCAACCCCATCTTAGCGGGATCCTGCAACCCCTTATTCAGCTTGTCCGTCCAGGATCCTCCCGGGGTTTCCGTGTCGGCCGCCGTCGATGGAGGCGCCTCCCATGCCGGCGCCGGCATCGTTGTTTCAGGCGTAGGCACGGCGGTTGTCGGAGGCGTGGAAACGGTCGCGGGAGGTGCGATCGGAGCCGTGGGGGTCGGGGTTGCTGACGCCGGCAGACCAAGGCTGAAATCCTGCGGCGTTGGTGAAGTCAGCGAGATCGGCTGCTTCAACGGTCGCACATATCGATCGTACCAATCCTGGATGAGCGAGCCGCTTGTGATCTCTGGCATGATCCCCTCCCCCCTGCTTATGACGCGAACCATCCGATAATTCCACCCACGACAAATCCGATCGCAGTACCCCACCCGGGATATATCTCCGACCCTATTATTGCCCCGGAGATCGCCCCGCCGACTGCCCCCATGGCCTTGTTCGATTTCGGATTGGTTGCCTCCGAAACCTGCTGACTTCCCGTAAGGCCACGAATGGCTTGTCCGAATATCTCGAGATTTGCCACCGCTATTTCCTGCCCCTCGAGAAACAGTTTGTGGTCTAACACATAGGATCCTTGCACATATTCCCGCTGGTACATGCCAGCCCTGCGAAGCGCCTCCGCGTCGATCGCCGCATGTTTTCCCATCTCCACGCCGTAGGAAAGACCTTGATCCTGAATACCTCGTTCCTTTCGGAAATTATCGGCATAGATCAGGGCGCTCATCCGGGCGTTGTATAGCGCCGGCGTTCCTGCCACCAGCGATTGCGCCAAAAAGGTGGAATCTAAATCCCCGACAAAAAGAGGCTTCCGCCCGATTCTTGAATTAACCGATGCAAAATCCGTGGTCGAATTCCCCGTGACGAGTGCAAGTGCCGCCAGGAAAGCCGCCTTTGTGCCGGGAAGGTATCCCCCGTTGATTACATCGTTCTCGTAGGCGATCGCCTTCGTGATGACCTGATCTCCGTACCGACCCCGGACCGCAAGGCCGGCAATCCCGTCGATCTCATCCTGGGGCTGTGCGGCGGTAACGTCTCCGGTGTAGACCGTGAGGGTATCGGCTTTCCAGAGGGCATAAGCCTGATTCCAATAGGCTGTGACGTAGGGGATTGCCCAATCCGGAACAGTCCTGACCGTTTGAGTCGTTGTCCCGCCGCCGCCGCCGCCCATATTATTGTCCGATCATTTCGGGATTTTCCCGCGTGAATCCCATGTTGTCGGGCGAATATGCTTTCGCCCCCGCGTTTGCTCCCGCCTTCGCAACGGCAGCATTTGTGTACGGGTTCATGGAAGTACCGGAGTACATCGAATAGAGCGAAAGCCCCGCCATCGCCGCCCCCGCAATCTGCGTCCACTTCGGCGGTCCATAATATTTCGTCGTTTGCGATCTCGTCGTTGAAAGGATCGTCCGGACAGCGTTTCCGAGGATATCCAGGTTTCGTACGGGGATAATTGCCGCCTCGTTGTACCGCTCCCATGCGTCCATCTTGTAGCCCTGATCGAATTCCCGCGTGTAGATCCCCGCCTGTCGAAGCATTTCCATGTCTCGGATACATTGGAGTCCGTAGGGTGTTGCATGGGCCATCCCCTGCTGCATGAGGGACCTTTCGTGGACATAATCGTCGTAGAACATTTTGGCGAGATCATTGATCTTCGCCATCATCTTTTCGGCCGCTATCGCCTCTGCGACGTTGTGCTCACTTCCTCCCCAGGCGAAAACATAGCTCTTGCGGATCGCCGGCAAGATTTCCTCATCGAATCGCTGGATCAGTTCCTCTATCTGTGCCGCATAGAAGGAGACGATCTTCGTGTTCACGTTGAGTTTCAGGCCATCGTAAAGATTCCGAAGGTGAGCCTTTCCGTCGAGTTCGATGGTGGAGCCGTATCGCCCTCGGGTGGCCACAGCCGCGATCCCGTCCGTCTCGTTCGCATCCTGCGCCGCATAGGTTAGGCCGGTGTAGGCGCTGAAATTGCTGTCTGCCAGCGTATCGGCGGCGGCCATCCATTCTTCAACCTTGGCCTGGACCCCGGGGATATAGGTCGGCAGCATATTGGTGTAAATAATTGACTCGCCGCCGCTGCTGCTTCCGCCCATTACAGAATCTTCCTCATGTTGAGCAATCCTTCCTCGAAACCACGCCCCTTCATGGATTCGAGCGTGGCCCGGGGCATGGTGACGGTGAGCTCCTTGGCCCCGATCATCTTAACCTGGGACTCGATATAATCGAATCCGAGCGCCCACAGATTCTTGTCCCGGTACTCCGGCATGATGTACGCAGCGAAAACATGAATGGCCTTTTCCTTCATTACATCCAAGATGAAAAACCCGGCGAAATCCTTGTCCGGCGTCCGAAGTTTTTCCACGAACATCTCTTGGAATTTTGCCTCCGTCGCCGTGCCGGTCTTGTCGAGATATCCCATGTAAAGCTGGAATCTCCCGGAGAAAATCTGTTGCCAAACATATAAGGAGCTGAATTCGTCGAGTGCGATTTGCGCGATTTCCTCCACTCCGGGTCGAACAACCGACCATGCCGGATCCAGGAAAAACCTGTTCCAACATGGGATCAGGCCGATAATCACCGGGGATTTCTTCTCCGTCGCCAGGGGAACCATTCCCAAAACATCGTTCATCTTGTTCCTCCCACTTCGTAGTTGATGGTGTAGCCGCTCATCTTCCAAGGGCTCGTCAGGAGATCCGAATAGAACCTCACCCGGACGAATTTCCCCCCCTTGCGGAATCCGTTGAGGTCGCATTTATCCGAAACGCCGATCGTGAATGGCACGGGATCCGACCAGCGGAGATCGTCCGGGATCCGGTTCTTCACGCCGACCTGGATCATCAGTTCGCTCACGATGTCCTGATATTCAAGATGCGGGATCACTTCCGCGATTGTTTTCACGTTATTCGGAAGTCCGAAGTCGAGATCCCCTGTCTCGATCCGACCGTCGATCGCAAGCCCCGCGGCCGTATTGAATCCGCTGTCGAGGGTGAGGATTTGCCCCGCAGCGTTCCCCACCACATCGTAGGGGACGGCCGTGTAGAGGGCTTCCGCGTGACAGGAGAAATCAACGTCATGGATCGAAAAGGACTTCGTTTCCGTGTTGTAGATGAAAGCCTTATTCGGCGCCGTGTTGGTCCCGGTCGCCACGCAGAACCACACTTCCGCGGTCCCGTAGGGGGCGAAGCAAAAGGCCGTGGCAATCGCCGCTGCGTTCAGATTGTCGAACAGTTCATCCCGAATCGGCAGACCAAAAGCCGTGGGATCCCCGCCTCCGGTCCAGAAGAGGTCATTTTTCCCGATGAAGTAGATCGTTTCCTCTTTCTTACACAATGCCTTTGAGGACAGGATCTCCGTGATCGGATTGACAATGATGAAATTCCTCGTCGCCGCGGCGAAGTCGGCCTTCCACAGCCCACGCTCCGTGAAGAAGAACATCTCATGGCCCCGAGCGATCGACGCCTTGATGTTCGCGTGAGCTGCAATCCCGGTATGATAGTGCATGATGTCGTGACGACCGGCTTTGTTGGTCGTGTCCAGCGTCCAGTTCTCCGGATTGCCTGTCTCCGGCCATCGGACCCGCCCAGGGTAGGTGTACCCCCCCTCAAGAAGATTCGACACCACAAGCCGGTTCATGCAGCTCGAGATCCGCTTGGCGTAGGTCGGCGCTCCGGTGAGAGCCGTCAGGACGCCAGAATAGGAAGTCCATTTCCAGATGGCGTCCTTCCCGTTCGATAGGATCGGAAGGCCCGACACAAGCTCGAACTGCCAAACGTCCGAGGCGCTGCCCGTGGGCGCCGACGCCGGTGTGATATCGACATAGGACCCGAAGGTGGAGTCGTAGGCGAACACCTTGGCGTCACAGCAAACGATCGTCCGGACGGCCCCATCCGTCCCGACAAACGAGAACTGCGCCCGGATCGCGGGAGTGCCCGGAAGGGAAGTTATGAGGGCCTTCCCGAGCGTCTTGGAAATGAATCCCGGCGTGATCCGGACATTATTCCCGGTGACGAAAGGAACCTTATTCGACGGGAATTGAGTGATGATACCCTTGTCCACATCGTTAAAGGTGAAGGGCTTAACCGGCATCGTTTTTCATCTTCCCCTGTTTTCTGTTCCGAGGATCTTCGATCCGCTCTCGCTTCCTGTCCCTGATCTTTTGTTTGCGGTTTTCCCGCGCCGCCAGCGCCTTCTCCGGTGTATCCAGGAGGACAGGAGGCACAGGAGGCTCATGGAGCGCCTTGAAAAATGAACCGTCCTTGTACCGCTTGTCCAGCTTCGGATCTTTCTTACCCGGTTTTTCCAGGGGCTTCGGCATTTCAATACTCCTGGACGTTCATGCGAACGAATTTCTCGTAGACGTATCCCGCGGCCGTTGTCCCGCGGATCCCCAGGCGGTACGTTTCGCCGTCCGTGCCGCCGTATACCGGCACAGCAACCTTGGGTGAGGCGATGGCGGGGGTCCCGGCAACCGCAGCCCCGGATCCATCGGACTCCACGACGGCCGCGATCGCCGCCGATGCAACGGTATCTCCCGCCTCGAGGCGGCGCGTGAAATCCACATCAAACAGAAAGGCGTCTGCCGGTTGCTTCGTGAAGGAATCGTCCACGACGGACTGGATCCGCAGAAGGAGGTCCCGCTGGTAGGTGTTCCCGTTGCTCGTCATGACCACGCATTGAATGTGATGCTCGTCACCTTCTACGCCGTCTTTCAGCACCAACTGTACTTCCGGAGTCTGAATCGCAAAGCTGTCGATCACCTTGACGATCTCAAGGACTTCCGGAGGACCCGGATCGTAGGCCCGATCCTCGAAGGAGCTTTCTCCGGTCGCCTGATTGATGCTGGTGAAGTCGGTAATGTTCTCGATCGTCTCCCCGGCGATCATATCGGTCGAGAAATTGAAATAGACCGGAAACCGCTCGATCGGGGATTTCGTTATGGTATCCATCAGGCCGGCGCCAGGATCAACGGTTGTGGTGTTGGGATCACTTCAAGGACCGCCCAAGTTGCACCCGCATCGAGTGATTGCCAGATCGCCAAAGGCGGCTCCCCGAGGTAATCGGTTTTTGTGAAGATGCAGCCGGTCAGAACCACATGATTCCCGTCTGCCCGGATCGTTGCAACCCACGGCAGCCGGAAGGGAGGGATCCCGGTGAAATCGCAGACCACGCTCCATGTATCGCCGTTGTCCATACTCCGGACGATCCTCCGGCCGACCGACACTTCGGGCTGTTCCGTGCCATTCCCGACCAGCAGATAGACAAGGATGACCCCATTGGCGATACAGACAGTCGGAATCGTTTCGTCGTACTCCGGGTGGACGTAAATCGTTTCTCCGAATGACACTTCTTTCTTGACCCAGGAAGATCCCCCGTCGTTGCTGATATCGACAAACACCGTGCAGGTCGCAGCAACCGCGGCGTGAACCTGATATTTCGCCCAATACCCGTAGTCGCATCCAAGGGCTTCGACCTGGACTTGGGTATAGTCGTGCGTGTAGCAAGCAACGATCATCAAGCCTTCTGCGTACAAAACGCAATTCGCAGCGCTGTAATCCCACGATATTTGATACCAGGGAGAAACCGTTTGCCAGGTGTTCAGCAATTCCGTTGTGATATCCCGGACGAAAGAAACCACTCCGTTTTCATACTTGAAAATCTTATACAGGGCCTTGATTCCCAAATCCCTGTAAATGTATGCCGGGACTCTCCCCTCCGGATCATCCGTCGTTTGCAGGGCGATCCAGATGACGCCGTTTCCGTCCTCCGTCATTGTCGCGCCGAAAGGATTGTCCCAATCGTATTGAATTGTCCGGTGGACTTCTATTTCGTCTCCGAATGAATTCCCGAAATCGTTCGATTCCCTCAACGTCAGCTTATAGGGCCAATCGTCAAGCTCCCAATCGTAACCGGCATTGGAATAATCTATGTATGCCTGTAAGGTCACAACGCGGCCGCTTCCGTTCAACTCCATCGAATAAGGGGCCGATTTGCTTTGCAGCCACCTTTCCCTGAAATAAGTTTCATCGTAATAATTCGTCCAGGGGTTCGGTCCGGTGTTGAAAGACGTTATATCCCCGCCCGGATAGAAATCATCGGCAGAGCTGTTCCGCAGGGAATACTCGTACCAGCCGTAATAGCCATCGAATTCCAGGGTGCTGAAAACGGCGATCTTGTCTCCCACCATTCGCGTTGCAGGAGGGAAATGCCCCGTGGTCGTTTGATACCAGGCCGGATCGTATGGATGGCCGCTTTCGGTGAGGAACTTCCTTCCGATGTACTTCCACTCCCCGTCCTCATACAGAAACAGATAAATATAATATCGGTCGTTTGAAATGAAAGAGAGCGCAATCTTGTCACCGCAAGGATCCGCTGATTGCTGCCAGAAATCCAAAGCATGAACCGTTGTGGGAGGGCCGCCGGCCAGCGGGGGGCCTCCAATGACAACCGCCTGTCCACAACAGACGAAAACCTCCACGGAATCCCCGAAAGCTCCCCCGACCTGACGGACCTTGAAATAGTAGGTCATCGTCCAGGACAAGGCGCCAACGTCATAGGACGTTCCGGTAACGGTAGCAAGAGGGACGTATTCCTGGCCGGCCGGATGGCTGGACTTCCACCAGACTTCATAATCGCCAGCGCCGCCCGTCCATGAAAGACGGATGCTGATCGGCGTCAGGAGGGTAATGGAAACGTCAGCCATTTCGGAACATCCGGTAGAACCGATTTACCACGGGAGAAGCCTTGAAACTGTGCTTTATCTTCCCGCCGACGCTTGCAGCCGTTCCGTACAACGTCCACAGATAAGTAAATTCTCTGGAAATGTAATAGCCGATGTTCCACTTATACGTCCAAGCCTTCGAGAGATATCCCTGAATGTTCCATTTGTAGGTGAAAGTTGCTTGGAGCCCCGAATAAATATCCCAAAGATAAGTGAATTCCGCGGCCACGGCATCGAAGATGCTCCAAGAGAAAGCGAAGTCCCGGCTGACGGCGTACTCCGCGCCGTCGCCGGTGTCGCCTTCGCTTGCCGCGAGGAAGTAGAAACTCAAGGGGCATTCCCCACGGTGATCGTGATCTTGCCCTCATCGGCCGCTGCAGCGGCCCCTGCCGTCACCGTGCGCCGGAACCATATCCGAGCCACCCCCGCGGCCGCGACGTCGCCCAGGGCGATCGCTGTGGCCAAGGACAGGGGTGTCGTGAAGGTCAAGCCAGTCGGCGCCGTGTCCTCGTTCACGATGGACTGCGTTCCGGTAGAATCGTAGGCGAGAGCGATTGTCGTTCCCGCGGCGGTCGTTTCCTCGCTGATATGGATGCTGGCGACGTAGGCCGTCAACGTGGCATTCGTGTTCTTGAAGGACAGGGCCCGATACTTCACCGATCCCGCCAGAGCTTCGGCCGGCCCGATGCTGGCAAAGAGCTTGTCGAGGGTATTATCCGTGAACTGGACGCTCGAGATCACCCCGCCAAGGGAGAGGGTCGGATCCGCATTCGCCGCCCCTCCGGTCAGGTAGAGCTTCAAGTCTCCTGCTACAATCGCCATGCTCCCCTCCCTACGGCTTGGTCGCTCCCAAATCGGTCCATGTGGCCGAACCCGCTACCATCGTCAGGCGGTAATAATGTCCGTCTGCATCGTTTTTCAGGACGAGGCCCTTCGTGATCGAATCCACGATCAGGTCATCCGTCGTGTCGATCCCCGTGGTCGCTCGCCGGTCGGAATTCAGCGGGAAGAATGAATACTCAAGGGTGTTCCAATCACTGATTCCGTCTCCGATCTTCACGCGCCCTGTGTCGGACTCGTAGCCGATCGCCGCCAGCGGAAGAACGGGATTGGCCTGTGTCCATTCGGCGGCGGTTCCCTGGGCTCCTTGGAGATACCCATACGAGGCGGTCGAATTCGGCCCGAGGCGCGTTCCGGCTGTTCCCCAGGTGGTCATTGATTCACGATGTAGAATTCGACGCCATCAGCCGGCGTTGCGGTCAGAGCCGAGGAAAGGGTCACGGTCTTTGTCGTTCCGTTGTACGCCGAGATCCGGCGAACCTCGTTGACGAGAGTCCCGCTGGCGATTTTCAGGTAGGATCCCACACAGTACGAATCGACGGTGCTGGTCAGGTCCGTCTTGAACACGTTCGCACCGTTCCCGGCGTCCGTCGCCACTTTTGCATACTGGAAGGGGAAATTCGTGGCGATTTGATCGCCTACAACCAGAAGGTCGAGGGCCTCCGGAAGGGTATCGCTGACTGGCGCCGGGGATCCTCCGGCCTGTTTGTAGAAAAACACCTTGTAGAATCCCGGCTCCCAGGCCGTCCGAGACTCCGAAATCTCGTACAACCCTTTGATCGTCCCGTCCTCCGCGAGCTCATCGTACGGATCAGCGGGGGCGCTGGCGAAAGCCCCGTCAGCATCGTTCAGGAGATAGCCGTCCACTTCTCGCCGGATGATGCAATAGACGGTCGATCCGGTGACGATCTTCGTTGTGCCGAGCTTCTTGACGTTCGCCATCGGTCAGTTCCCGAAAACCACGAAAATCCGATCAGATACTTGTGCCGCGCCGGATGTGATTTTCAGTTTCCTGCAAGCGGAGATATCGGGAAGTTTTAGGACTTTCCCCCCCGTGGTTGCCGCATAGGAGAAATCAATCAGGGCCGTCGCGCTGTAATTCGTGGCCATCGTTCCAAAATTCGTCCCGTCCACGCTGCAGGAGAGCGCGATCGTCGCGCTGGTGATCGTCGGGACGTACAGGTATGAGTTGTGCCCGACGTTTGACGGCAGGGTGAAGGTGACGGTGGTATTGTCGGTCACAACCCCGCCCGTGAGGGTCGCGGATCGCTGCCAGGACTCGAAGCCATACGACGGTGCAACGAGGATAAACAGGACGAGCGCCACAAACCACAAGAACCACAATTTCGCTTTCATCGCTTCCCCCTTATATCTTCCATGGTGTCGATCGCATGACATGGCCCCCGGTAGCTTCCCGGGCTTCCTTGAATTTCAAGTCCTCGCGCGTGGTGAGTGCCGCTTCCTTCCACTTCTTCTTGTCGCCTTCCGAGATCCCGGTGACGTACAGGCTGGCGTTGTCCAGGCAAGCCATGAGAAACGCCTTTTCTGCCTGTTCGCTCCACCAATTCGTGTTGTTCGGCGCGGCCGCAACGAGTGCCGGCAAGCGCCGGTAATAGATCCAGTCGCGGGTATAGGCAACGTCCGTCAGAACGTCGAATACGAGATCATCGGCCACGCGCACAACCCCATAGGGAATTCCCGTTTCCGTAACGGAAGGACGCTCCGAATAAAGCACCAGGGGGGAATTCCGATCGACAATCGGGTAGCGCACGTTGTCCTTGATGAACTGCAGGAAAATCATCTCGAGGAAATCCGAGGGAAGCGCCAGGGCATCCTCTCCTGCGCTCACGCTCGCCGTAGCAGGGTGGTACTCCATTGGCCGGATCCTCAGGTTATCCTCGAGATCGCGCTGGCCGAACCGAATGATCGTCGGCAAAACCTTGTCGAGCTGATCCCGGTTCAGCCAATCGGAAATCGCCATCGACAATTCTGCGTAATTCATCCGTTACCCCTTTGGAGAGGGGGGCCCGAAAGCCCCCCCCGGTTTTACCCACTACGGAGTGCAGAAGTACGTTTTCCCCTTGTTCGTGATGAGCCAAATCTTCGTCAGGGTCGCATCCCACTTCATCGCCACGATACCTGCCCCGGGCGTGGTACAGGCTGCAAGGGTTGTCTTGGAAATTGCGTTCCCGGAGATCGTATGCCGGTAGATCCTTCCGCTTGCGGTCCCAATGTAGGTGTACGTCGCGCCCGGATAGACGATCGCGGTGAGCTTTTCCCCCGGGATGGTCGCAAGCAGGGTCAGAATCCCCGTTGCGATCGCCTGGGAATAAAGTTTCCCGCTGGAAGTCACGACGTAGAGCACGGAATTGTCGACGCCGGTGATCGCGGTGAACTGCCCCGGGTGTTCGGTGCCGACGGCCGTGAACGTAACCGCCAGCGCCGGTATCGCTCCGAGCAGGAGAAACAAGGCCAAAAGGATGATCGCTTTTCTCATGGGTCCCTCGTTTTCGTGGGGAGGGGGATGAGCCCCCCCTCCCCGTCAGGTTGATTGGTTGCCGGCCTACGGATCCATGGTGTAGATGGCGGTCAGCTTGATCACGCCGTCCGTGACGGCCGTCGCTCCCGGGACAGTCTTGATCTTGAACTGGATCGTGTTTTCCGCGGTGTATTTGTACTGCGAGCTTCCGACCACCGTGGTCCGCACGATCGCTCCCGCGCTGGACCGGCCCGCGGTTCCACCGGAGATGAACCGGCCGCTGGTGGTCCCGTCTCCGAGGTCCCAGGTAACGTCGGCCTGATCCGTGAGAGCAGGAACGTCGAGGATCAGCTCAAGGATGGTCGCACCGGCGGGGATCTTGACGAGATGGACAATATCCTCGTCGAGAAACGCCGCAAGCATGGTGTAAGAGCCGGAGATGGAGCACAGCCCGAGTCCGGCCCTGGGCTGGATGCCCCCTCCTGCCTTGGTCTGGTCACTGTAGAAAGGAGTGGTCATTTTTCATCGCCTCCCTTAATGAGCGATCGCGTAGGTGTCACACGCGATCACGCCGAAGTCTTTCGAGTTGAAAACGGACTTCTTGATGCCGAAGATCGACCCGGCCGCCACGCCGAGCTGATTCCCGTAGTCGAACAGCTCTTCCTTCCAGGAATACCGCGCGACGGTTTCCCCGCCGCCGTTCCCGAAGGCGATCGCCGCGGCCTGGGCGCCGAGAAACAGCGCGCGCGCCGCGGGGAGGTTCGTGCCGGAGCCGTAGTCGTCGAACCGGACCACGTTCCGGTGGGAGTGCAGGACAACGCCGCGATGCTCACCCAGGGCGCCGGTGAAGATCGCGGAGTTTTCTCCCGTCTTGCCGGCCGCGGCTTTCTGGATGTCCTGCCACTGGCCGGTGCTGGTGTTGGTCCGAAGATCCGTCACCTGGTAGGGGTGAAGGAGCATGATGTACTTCTTCTCGCCGCCGACCATGATCGGCTGGATCATGGGATCGACGGTTTCGGCCTTCTCCACCAGCCGCTCGATCTCCGACAGGGTGAAAATGTCGGAAGTCGTGATGGTGGCCTTCGCCAGCCCGTTCGCGTACTGGATATGCGCCGCGTCCGGGACGTTCAAGGCGTTGCCGGCGAAGCTGGTGAACGTCAGCGGGAGCGTGAGGGTGGAATCCACCCCCCGGGCGCCGGACAGGTAGACGAACAGGAGCTCGTCGAACCGCTCCCCCCACCAGGCCGCCAGAGCCTCGCGAGCGGTCGCGCGCATGTTGTACGGGACGCGCTGTTCGGACGCCTTCCCCTTCGACCGCACCGCATGACGGAGCTGGTCGATCAGAAGCGCATCGTCGTAGTACGTCAGGCTTTCCTCGTTCCCCTCGAGGGTGTTGTCGCCCGTGACGCCGGCACCCCGGAGCTTCATGCGCAGCCCGTGGGTGATCTTGTCGCCGGCGTTCTTCTCGAGGTCGGTGAGTTTGGAGATGATGGAGCCGATGAACTTCGCGAAGTACATCTTCTTGACGGCTTCCGTCGCAAGCG